TACCAAGTTTGTAAGTGTAATAGGTAACGGTGAAAGCAGGAGAGGATTCGATCTTACTCCGTTGAAAAGTGTTACCACAATGGTAGGCTGTAATGCACTGTTCAGGGATCACAATCTTGAATATGTTGTTGCCTGTGACCGGCATATGTGCCAAGAAGCCGCAAACACGTGTGGTAAAAATACCACAATCTTCACAAGAGAAAATTGGTACCAACAATTTGCATACTGGCCTAATGTAAAGAAAGTTCCTGATCTACCTTACGAAGGAGATAAAAGACAGGACGATCAGTTCCACTGGGGCACTGGACAGTTTGCCGCACTTGTTGGCATGAGTTTTAAACCTAAGGCGATTTTTTTAGTTGGGATGGATCTTTGGGGGCTTGGCAAAGAAAGCAAATCTGAAAATGTTAACAATATCTACAAAGGCTCAAAGGGTTACACTTATATCAAAAGACCAGTTGATCCAAGATATTGGATATACCAATTTAACAAACTTTTTGAACACTCCGATTGTAGATGGATCATAGTAAACACACCGGATTGGAAAATGCCAGATGAATGGAAAGGACATAAACATGTTTTCCAAGATACTTACGAAGGCCTGGCCAAGTTTGTTAACAAACAGTTGACAAACACGTAGGATAGTTTATAATAAGAGATATGTTTAATAAAATAAAAGATGGAGATCTAGTTACTCTTAAATTGGCTTCAGGAGAAGAAGTTATAGCGAAATACACAGGCAAGGCCGACACATACGTCAGTATTGAAAAGGCACTTGTACTAATGAACGGTCCGCAAGGCCTGGCATTTGGTACATTTTTCTCTACTGCCCGACAGGACGTACCATTTGACATAGCAATAGACAAAGTTGTGTCTATAGCACACATCAATGACAAGATCGCTGATGAGTACAACAGAGTATTCAGCAAGATCGAGGTCCCTAAGAAACCTAGCATTATAACATAATGACACATTTTGACAAACACTCAACAAGCATCAAGGCATTAGTAGATGTGTCTGAGGCTATGTTAAACGCAATGGAACAACACGGTATTGATCCGGAGACTGTTGCAGATAGAAAAGAGTTCACTGTGATGATACACTTTTTAAAAAGTATCATAGACGGTGAGTTAAATATACCAAACGAACTAACAGACCGCATCAGAGACACAGCGTTCCAGTTGGATCTAGATCAGAAGTTAGACAAAAAACTTAACTGATGCTCAAGAGGACTCAAAGACTTTCATCCCTCTATAAACACTCTGCAAGTCATCAACGCAAGGAGAAACGATGACTTACTACTCAACTAAAACATACGGACACAACATAGGATTATCAGCGGTGTTCAGACAACCCAACGCAGACCATTCACACTGCCACTTACTGCATGGATACAGTTTACAATTCAAATTTACTTTTGGTTGTGAAAAACTTGACAATAAAAACTGGGCAGTGGACTTTGGCGGACTTAAACCGTTGAAAGCATGGCTAGAAGATATGTTTGATCACAAGGTTGCACTAGACAAAGCAGATCCACATCTTGAAAAGTTTAAAGAACTTGAAGCATTAGATCTAGCAGAACTTAGAATTTTCGATGGTGTAGGAACTGAGAAGTTTGCCGAACATGCCTTTAACTTTGCAGATAAGTTAATCAGAGATAAAACAGATAATAGATGTTATGTTGTAGAAGTAGAATGTGCGGAACACGGAGCCAACAGTGCCATCTACAGAAAAGAATAATTTTATACATGATATGGTAAGGGTAGGCCTGACAAACAGAGCCTACCACTTCCAGGTCTACGACACACCGTTGGGACACAGATGGTTGGAAGCACTTAAAGATAATCTAAAACAACAGAGAATACTTGAAAAAAACTTCTGCTTTTTAGGATTTGCAGACTCAAAGCGAGATCTACGTTATCTAGTCAACGAGTTAAACAAATCTTTGGAACAGATAAACTCATTTACATTTAATCCTCCTTATGAAAAAATACATCCTTTTGTAACAGACGACTTTCAATACAGCAGTAACCTGCCGATAGGGAGATGGGATAATGGCGACATATCAAAAACACTAGGTAAGAGATTGAAGCACGAAGCCTGCAACCTACTTCATAGATACTTTGAAGAACTGCAAGGCACCGCATGGCAACTATCAGAATTTTATAAACAGGCCGATCTTGAAACAAAATATGCCATTAGGCAATTGAACAACATCTGTCATGAGATAGAAAGTTGGGTAAACTCAGACAGGAAGAAAGCAATAGAACCCGAATGGGTTAGGCCTTCACAGATCACAACATTTCTCAACGCACCAAGACATGATTTACATGATGAGGATTTTCAGTTTTTTAAAGACAACAGGTATGACAGAGAACTTGGTGGTGTGTACCTACATTGGTCGCAGGTAGGGAAAACTCTCTATGAAGTTTTCAGAGATGAACACGCACCTAAGATGACCCAAACATTGTGTTCAGAAATTAATCACCAGAAATTTTACTCTGGCGAGTTTGATGTTGAGTGGGGACAAACCATTTTTGAAAACACATTTGATTGGAAGAAAGACGAAATGCAACAGTACCGAACATGGCTGAAAGAAAACAATTATGATTGGGAAGATCCTAAACTTTCTCTAGGTTATATTAAAATAGGACAGGTAGATTTAGATAAATCATTTGGCAAGGGAAAGTCTTTCAGTGAAATTTATGATGTCATGAGCAATAATTTAAATATAACTAGCATCAAAATAATTGGAAAAAATGAAGTTGAATGCAATTATCCATATTCGCTAGAAAGCGATGATTGGAAACAGATACAAATAGAAGGACTTAAAAGTGGATACAAATCACGTAGTGTGCGTTAAATGGGGAAACAAATATGTTTCAAAATATGCAAACGTACTTAATAACATGGTCAAGAGGCACACCACAGTGCCGTACCAGTTCCATTGTCTGACCGACAATCCCAATGGTTTAGATCCTGAAGTCAATGTCATCAAACTTCCCACTGATCCATGGATAACAACATGGTGGAGCAAGTTGTGGATGTTCGCTCCAGAAATGCCATTGAAGGGCAACATACTCTTCTTTGATCTGGATGTTGTGATTTTTGACAACATAGATCCATTGTTTACACACAACCCTGGCAAGTTTAACATAATCAGAGACTTCAATAGGTGCAGGGTGAAGGACTGGAAACTGAGTAACTCTAGTTGTATGCGTTGGCAGTCGGGCAAGATGGATTACCTCTGGAACGAGTTTAAGAACAATTCAAAAAAGGTTATGGAACGGAATCACGGAGACCAGGATTGGATAACGAAAAGGGCTAAGGATGATATAAACCACTGGCCAGACGAATGGATAAGAAGTTACAAATGGGAGATGATAGGACTCAAAGACACTAAACTCCTGACAAAGGATGGAAAAAGTTTCTTCAAAACTCCTGCAAAAATAGAACCCGGAAACAGGGTGGCTGTGTTTCATGGAAAACCAAATCCAATGGAATCTGCTGACCAATTTGTAGTGGACAACTGGAAATGATGAAAAAGAAATTTGGAAATGTCAAAGTTAAATCCATGAATGGAAAAGTAGACGATATACCAGAGGATTGCGGATATGGGAAAAGATTCAAATACGATGTTGACATGCACTCAAATGGCATAATGGGTGAATGCATAGAATGGTGTCAAGTAAACTGTAAAGACAAATGGGGTTGGTGGTTTGAAGGACCAGATCAACAAAATCCATGGGATCATAAATGGGAAGAACAAAACAGTTACATGAGTTTTGAGAACAAAAGAGAAGCCATGACATTCTTTTTGGCCATCGGTATAAGCAACATGGGAAACACAAACTGATAATTACTAGTATGAAATGGTTTGATATTACAGACGAAGCAAAAAACCAAATGGAAAAATTGTTGGAAAAACATCCTAACAAATATGCTGTCAGTTTGGCAGTGCTTGGCGGAGGATGTGCAGGATTCAAATATGACTGGGGTTTTGTTGACAAAAAAGAAGACATAAGCAAGGACGATGAAGTTGTAGATTGGGGCACAGGACGTTTTGTGGTTGATGAAACTTCTATGATGTATGTTGCTGGAACTAAAATTGACTGGATTGAAGAAACTTTTGGTTCACAATTTGAAATATCAAATCCAAATTCAACAAGTGCTTGTGGTTGCGGAGAATCATTTGGGGTGTAATGGACACAGCATTCATAGTAGGCAACGGTGAGTCAAGAAACATATTTCCAATAGAAAATTTAAAAGGCAAAGGCGTGATATATGGTTGCAACGCCATATACCGAGACCATCCTATGTTGTGTGATCACATAGTGGCAGTGAATCCGCCCATGTACGAGGAACTGGCGACGTGGCACAACAACGGAAAAGAGTCTCCAAAAATACACGGATTGGATGACATAAGTGATTGGAACTATATCTGTGATGGAGATAACATCAACGATGTGCCTACAGGTCTTAAAATTTACAGAATATGGAGAGGTGGAGACATAAAGAAGGGCGGCAAGATAAAGACCAATGATTTCTCTGTTGCAAAAGGATCTGGTTGTTCTGCAGTGTTACTGGCGGCAGAGTCGGGTATTAAAAATATTATAATAATGGCATTTGACATAATGGGTGCCCAACAGTGGGAGATGGAAACCCCTAGCAGGATACAGAATAACATCTATAAAAACTCTATAAACTACCCTGGCCGGGAAAGCATGAAGGCGTATTTGAAATATGAATGGATGTATCAACTGAGACAGACTTTCCGTAGATTCCCAGAAACAAATTTTCATTTCATAAACAGGAAAGAGTACCTAGAAGGAAATCCTTTCCTCAGATGGTACTTTGATCAGCCAAATATAAAGTGTGGTATCTACGCTGACCTACAGAGATGGGTAACAGGTCATCGTGATGACATCAAATGGAAAACACTATAGAGTCTTAGTGCTACTTGCGTCAAGTTTATAGACCTTACGCATCTTTACACCTACAGCCTGTGCAAACTTCTTTGAATCACAATCATTACAGACGTGTTTGTAGTCGTTTGAAGCACGATCCGGATCTACCTTACTCTTAGGTCTCATGAATGTTTCTGAACAGGCATCGCACTTGAACACATAGATAAGGTTCTTCCTGTGATAATTGTGCATTGTACCTAGTTTGCTCTCCCTTTTGTACAACTTCATTGTTTTAAGGGTTTCTATGAACATATTAGTATTTAATAAATACGATTATAAGATTATGGCTAGACAAAATATAGACACAGGAGCACTGGGAAATCCAGCAACAGGCGATACTTTACGTACCGCTATGACCAAGGCAAATCAGAATTTTACTGAACTTTACGAGGATTTAGCCGGAACGTCAAGCTCGGGAGGTTTCCTAACAAATCCAACAACCAACGGTGATGTTAAAATACAGGCAAACGGAACGGGTATAGTTGAGATAGATAGATTATCAATAAACAACACTACCATTACTTCAATGGACACCAACGCAGATGTCACAATACATGGAAACGGCACTGGCGGTGTGGTGTTGGGAGGACAAGTGACAGCCGGCGCGATCTCTACCAATGAAATTACAAATAGAGGATCAAATTCAAATATTACTATAGAACCACAAGGCACAGGTGACATCTTATTGAAATGCGGTGGTCAAGTTGGTATAGGAGATGTTGGTTCACCAGACAGTTCATTACACATCAAACAAACCAATGCAATAATAACACTCCAAAGAACTAACGACAATAATACACCTGGTATAGATTTCCAAAGTAATGGCGGTAACGTAAGAGCACAGATATACATGGACGGAATGAATGGAGTTAACAAAGAACTAATTTTTAAAGTAAGAGATGATTCAAGTACAGACGAAAGATTCAGAGTTACTAAGAGTGGAGCAAATGTAACAGGAACTTTCAACATCATGGATGACAGTGATTCAACTTTAAGTGATGCTACCATCTCCATGGCAGAGAACAAAATTACAACATTAAGATCTAACGATAATCTAGAATTAAATGCGAATGGTACAGGTACTGTGAAAACAGACAGTAATTTACATTTACTTTCTGCTACACCAATTATTCAAATTCAAAGATCAGACAACGCAAACGTTCCTGGAATAAGTTTCTTAGGCGATGGCGGAACTGAAGGAGGCAGTATTAAATTTGATGGGACAAGTGGCACAACAAATGAAATAATTTTAAGTTCTTTCCATTCTAGTGCTGTAACAGAAAGACTTAGAGTACAAACAACTGGAGCAAAAGTCACAGGAATTTTAAAAATACCCGATGGCAGTTCAAGTGACAACTATGCAGGATTTGGTGATGCTGATGACCTTAAGATATTCCACAACGGAAGTCATTCAATAATAAGAGAGACAGGATCCGGAAGCCTTTACCTGCAGAGTGACAACAATGTTATACTTGGTAAAGATACTAGCGGAGAATTTTTTGTAAGGGGTATTGCCGATGGGGCAGTTGAACTTTATCACGATAATAGTAAAAAGTTTGAAACTACATCAGGTGGTGTTTCAGTTACAGGAAACCTTGATGCAGATGGTACACAAATAGATTTCACTAACCTTCCAACATCAGACCCGGCAGTAGCAGGTAGACTTTGGAGAAGCGGAAATGATGTTAAAATAAGCACAGGATAGTAAATGGCCCAGGAGATCATCAACATAGGAGCAAACGCTAATGATGGTTCCGGCGACACTATCAGAAATGCCGGCCGTAAGATCAATCTTAACTTTGACGAAATTTATGCACAGCCAATACAGGCGGCAGATATAAAATTCAGAGGCAATAATATAACATCCGAATCTTCAAATGCGGACATAGTCCTCAAGCCAGCAGGCACAGGAAATATTGTGTTTCCTTCTCTCACTATTGAAGACAACAACATCAAACTGACCAGGTCAAATGATGACCTAATAATTTCGGCCAGCGGTTCTGGGAGAGTTATCATAGATGGCATAGGATTTTCAGGAACGTCTATAATAGGCATAGACTCCTCTATTATCAACATCAATGAAAATTTAAGATTAGAGGGTACGTTGACAGCCGCAGGAATAACTACATTTGATAGTGCAGTCCAAGTGGACCTATCCAACCTGGACGTCACAGGCGAAACAACTGTTGCAAATTTGACTGTCTCTGGAAACTCATCTTTCGCAGGCACGACAACGATAGATAACCTCACTTTTAACGATAACATTATCGCAACAAGTTCAAACGCAGATCTAATGTTGACGCCTGGTGGTACGGGAGTCATCAACGTAAGTAATCTAACAATTGACTCCAGCGTTAATTTGACCGATAACGTGATAAAGGTCACAAGATCCGATGACAATCTAGTGCTGACTCCAAATGGTTCTGGAATTGTGGAAATCATAACCGGACTTACAACGGCCGCCGTAACGACAACAGGCAACGTTGACATCACAGGTGACAAAACAATAGCAGGACAACTTGACGTTGAAGGAATACAAATTAAAGACAACAAGATAACAACAGACGAGTCCAACGCCAACCTTGAGCTAACGGGTAATGGAAGTGGAACTCCTGTTATGGACAAAGTTCAAATAACTGGTACCACAGTAGACAACATCGTAATAGGTGGAACAACACCAGCGGCTGGACACTTTACTTCATTCTCATTTACAAATACTTCGTTCGATGCGGCTGGGGTAACAATAACGGACAACACCATTAGTGCAAATAGGTCAAATGACAATCTAGAATTTGCCGCCAATGGATCGGGATATGTGAACATCAACGGGAACTTGATCACTGGGGGCATTAACTTGCCTAACTCGGATGGAAACACAGGACAACTGTTAAGGACAGACGGAAACGGTCAGTTGGCGTGGTTCACTGCTCCATTATTGCTTGGACAGTCAGACATACAGGACGCAAGGAACACAATTGGATTTGCAACCCTAACAGAATTAGATGCAAACACGGCCACTGGTGCACACGAGAATATAGGTGCCGGCAGTGACAGTGTTTTAGATGAATTTGACCAATCAAAATATGACAGTGCATGGTATCTTTGTTTGCAGAGATATGACGCCGCTGACAGTTCTATTGAGTATGCAGGATTCAAAACAACCATTGCACAAGGAACCACGGATGGTAGCACATTTGATGCTTTCGATGGTACATCACAGATAGTCAAGACAAATAACAACGATGAGATAATCGCCACATCTGCTGATATAAGAAGTGCAGTTGGCAAGGTAAGATTCAAAGGGCAGGCAGGTACACTGGCAGATGGATCAACCAAATCAACATTCAACGCATTGACATTTTTTAGAGTGGGATTGGGAGATAATGACTCATCGGGATACACAGACGGCAACATAGCAACAAAAGTCACAGCAGACCTTGACTCGGCGATAGCAAACTTAGACACGTGGGCTCATGCAAGTTACAGAGGTGCAAAATACTTTGTTTCAGTAAACAACACAACCACAAATGAAGTAATGAACGCTGAACTGCTTATAGTTCATAATGGTTCTGATGCATTTATGCAA